AATCAAGGCATATACAAACCATACGCTAATGGTGGTGGTGTTCGTAAACCAAAGTACAAGGAATAATCATGGCGACATTCTTACAGCTTACCAATCGTGTTCTTAACGAACTAAACGAAGTAGAACTTACATCTGCTAACTTTAGTTCATCCAGAGGTGTACAGACTATGGTTAAAAATGTTGTGAATAAATCTATTCATGACATATATAACTCTGAGGTAGAGTGGTCATATTTGTATACTGCAAAAAATCAAGTTACAACTGCAGGTACACGTAAGTATGATTATCCTACTGACGCACGAAAAGTAAACTTTAATTCGTTTGTGTTAACTCCTAAAGACCTTATTACCAACGGAGATTTCACTGCGAACATTACAAGCTGGACTACAGTATCTGGTAGCCCTTCTCAAACTTCTGCAACGGGTAACGGTGCGCTACGTCTTAATGCAGCTGAAGTGACACAGGCTATTAGCACGGTAGTCAATACGGAGTACGTAGTGCGTACGCGAACTGTAGGTGGAGACATTACACTAAAGATAGGTACTTCATCTGGTGGAACGCAGATATCAAGCACAACATTAAGTATTGACAACCTTGGTGATGGAGAGTATAATACTACTAAGTTTACTGCTACGGCTACAACTACGTACATTGGTCTAGCCAACTCTGCTTCAGCTAACTACGATGTAGACAGCATTGAGGTAGTAGAGAACATGCAGCCACAACGTCTAGTCTACCTATCTTATAATGAGTGGTTAGATACACATAGTGAAAGTGATCTAAACGTAACTCAATCTAGCCAATTCGGTATACCTCGTTACGTATACCGTGATCCTTCCAACGGTAGTTTTGGTCTTAGTCCAATACCTGATAAAAGTTCATACAATATTGCATTTGATTATTACGCTACACACACCGATCTTGACGCACATGGTGATACACCTACTCTTCCCACACGGTTTCATGACATCGTTGTTAATCGCGCAAAGTACTATGCGTACATGATGAGAGCGAACATGGCTGGCGCACAACTAGCAGAGAAAGACTATATGGAGGGTATAAAGCGTATGCGTGTAGAACTGATCAATCATCAAAACTATTTCTATCCTGCAGGTATCACAGGCAACACTCGTAACTTTGTTGGAGTCAATACTTAATGGCTAACATCACTGCACCAGAGTATATATCACCGTATGTTGTTACAACGTCAGGTGGTTTGGTGCTGGATAGAGACGTGTATACTATGCCTGTCGGTGCCGCCTCTATACTGCAAAACTTTGAACCGTCAGTGCGAGGAGGATATCGTAGATTAAGTGGAACTTCACGTTTTTCTTCTTCACAGGTAGGTGGATCATCTAGCACTATTCTTGGTGTAGCAGTATTTAATAATGGAGTGGTTGCTGCACAGAGTACAAATGTGTATTTTGGCACAGGTAGTTCTTGGACGAGCATTGATTCAGGACGCACTAGTGCAGGACGTTATCGGTTTGAAAAATATAACTTCAACACTAACGAAGAACGTTTGATATTTGCAGACGGTGCAAATGCTGCTAGCGTGTACAATGGTACTACTGTTTTAGATATTAAAGGAGACGCAACTAATATATCTACTACAGGGTCTATTAGTAGCGGTTCAACATCTCTCAGTGTAGGAAGTGCGTCAGGTCTTGTAGAAGGTTTGTACGTTAATATTTCAGTTACGCATACTCCAGCATCACAGGTAGGTAGTGGCGCAACTAGTTTTGATGTATCAGACGCTTCTAATCTTGTAGTAGGTATGACGGTATCAGGGACAGGTATCGCAAGTGGTACGGCAATATCAGGTATATCTTCTAATACTGTAACAATAGACAAAGCTACCACTGCTATTATTGCAACTAGTGAAACTCTTACATTTAGAACAGTATCTGCTTCAACAAGAATATCTAGTATTTCAGGAACAACAATAACTCTATCATCTGCATCTACAAATGCTGTATCTAGTGTCACAGTAATATTTGATGGGCTTGGTACAGCACCGTCTGATCCTAGTATGGTTACAGCTTTTAAGAACCACATGTTCTATGCTGGTATGAGTGCAGAACCTAACACAATCGTTTTTTCCGCTATAGGTGATGAAAACGATTTTACAGCATCTAACGGTGCAGGTTCACTTAATGTTGATAGCACCATCATAGCTTTGAAATCTTTCCGTGGTGAACTGATTATATTCTGTGAAGATCGTATCTACAAACTTGCTGGTAACGCACTAGCTGACTTTGCAATAGCACCTATCTCTCGTAATGTTGGTTGTTCAGATGCGTTCAGTATTCAGGAAATAGGCGGTGACGTTATCTTTCTTGCACCTGACGGTCTACGAACTATTGCCGGTACTGCGCGTATTGGTGACGTAGAATTAGGTACAGTATCTAAACAGATACAGGCACGTATTAGTGACATTGGTTTTACAAATATATCTTCAGTTGTGATACGTGATAAAAGCCAATATCGTTTATTTTATCCTAGTGGTGGTTTAGAAAGTGCAGAGAAAGGTATTATTGGTGTACTAAAGTCTAATCCTTCAGGACAGATTGGTTGGGAGTACAGCGATATACGTGGCATTAAACCTTCTTGTTGTGACTCAGGATTTATTAGCGGTGTAGAAAAAGTAATACACGGCGGTTTTGATGGATATGTGTATCTACAAGAATCAGGCAACACCTTTAACGGCACCGCCATGAAAGCAATCTACCGCTCACCCGATCTGACAATGGGTGACGCTGGTATACGAAAGAACATGCAACGCATTAACGTTAACTACGATCCTGAAGGATCAGTCAATGCTAGCCTGTTTGTTAAGTATGACTTTGAGGATGCAGGAACACCACAACCAAGTGCATACACGTTAAGCACTGCAGACACTGCAGCAGTGTACGATAACTCAGGTACATTATACGATTCAGCAGTGTACGATGCAGAGGGTATGCCTATTGTACGTCAATCGGTAGAGGGTAGTGGCTTTACAGTAGTAATACGTCTTGAGGATGAAAGCAGTAATCCTCCAATAACATTAAAAGGATTTGAATTAGAATTTACACCGGGAGCGAGAATGTAACATGGGTACTAATTACACAAGACAAAGCAGTTACTCGTCTGGCGACACTATTACCGCTGCACACAGTAACAACGAGTTTGACAGGCTAGAGTCTGCTTTTAGCACTTCTGGTCATTCACACGATGGAACAGAAGGTGAAGGTGGAGCGATAACATCTCTTACCGCTAACTGTACTGTTCCAGATAATGTAAATCTAATATTTGGTACTAACTCAGATGTGTCTGTTCAGTACGATGAAACTACAACTGACTCACTGCGAATTGCAGCATTAGAGGGAGCAGCAGTAGCAATTACGTTTGCAGCTGACGAAGGTGATGACGCTGGTGACGAATGGAAACTGAACATTGCTGATGGTGGTGTGCTTACACTTGGTAATGACATCAACAGTGCAGGTACGTACGTAACGCATCTAACGCTTACACCTAATGCTACTGTAGCTAACTCTACTGCAGCGTTTGCAGGTAACGTCACTGTAGCAGGTGATCTAACAATATCTGGTGACGACCTTACAATGGGTACAAATACATCTGGACATGTTCTCGTTGCAGACGGCAGCAACTTCAACCCTGTCGCAATATCTGGTGACGTAACAATAGCTTCTAACGGTGCAGTAACCATTGCCAACGGCGCAGTAGAAAATGCAATGCTAGCTGACGATGCAGTAGGTGCAGACGAGCTAGCAGCTAACGCTGTAGTAACTGCTTCTATTGTTGATGATAATGTTACTCAGGCTAAAATAGCTGACGATGCAGTGGGTGCAGATCAACTTGCTGCTAACGCCGTAGTAGATGCCAGTGTGGCTTCCAGTGCAAATATTGCTGTATCTAAAACTGCACTTACAGCAGGTACAAATATTTCTCTTTCTACGAACACACTTAACGTTGACGATGCGTTTCTCATTAACAGCGGTGATGACACAACAAGCGGTGTAATTACTTCAGCTGGTTACAAGCTCAATAAATCAGACAGTGGTGGAGATGTCGCTATAGAATTTCAACAGGGCGGCACAACTGGATTTATCATGGGTATTGATGATTCTGATAGTAATATTTTTAAAATACATTCGGCGTCATCCATAGCTGATCCTAGTGATTTTGAATTAACTTCTGCAGGAGTAGCATCATTCAATAGTAATTTGAATGTAGGAGGTAATCTTGTAGTAACTGGTGATCTAACAGTTAACGGTGATACAACAACAGTGAACACTGCTACGCTTTCAGTAGAAGACCCAATGATAATTCTTGCATCTGGAAACAATGCAGCTGATTCAGTAGATATTGGTTTTTACGGTCTGTATGACACATCAGGAACAGACAAGTATGCTGGTCTTTTTAGAGATGCTAACGATAGTGGAAAGTTTAAACTATTTAAAGATTTACAAGTTGAACCTACAACCACAGTAAATACAAGTGGAACAGGTTACGCGATTGGAACACTGGTTGCTAATCTTGAAGGTAACGCAACTGGCACTGCAGCTACTGTTACTGGAGCAGCACAAAGCAATATTACCTCACTTGGAACACTGACTACACTTACTGTAGACAGTATCATTATTGACGGTACAAATATTGGACACACTTCCGACACTGACGCTATAGCTATATCTTCTGGTGGTGTAGTTACATTTAGTCAAGTAC